GACCACTCCCCAGAATTCTGGGCGTCGTTCAAAGACCTCAAGGCGCTCTGTAAAACTCTCGGTATTTATACACCCATCGAAGGGTCGCTCGAGTATTGTGGCATCATGATTCAGGATTGAGTCTCGATTCGAGACCAGTTTTTATACCTTTCCACCGCAGGTGGAAAGTTTGCCATGGCCGCTTCGCGGCGAACGACGAGACCAGTTTTTTTCTCACGTCATTGTAAATGTCTGGTGGTATCGTTCAGCTTGTCGCAACCGGTGCTCAGGACGCTTGGCTGACTGGTAAGCCAGAGGTTTCTTTCTATCGTTCCAGCTACAAACGGTATACCCACTACGCCAACTCACCCGAACGCCAGCTGATCCAGGGTAACCCCTCGGCTGGCAACATCTCCACGATCCGTCTGGAGAAGAAGGGTGACCTCATCAACTACATGTACCTGATTGCCAAGGATTCGACTGGTGCTCTGATCCCAGGCATCACCTGGACCAACGTCATTGACAAGATCGATCTGCTCATTGGCGGTCAGGTTGTCGACACACAGGATATCACCTGGATGACGAGCGTCGAGGCAGTGACTGGCGCCCAAAACTTCTCGCAGCGCTTCCTTAACAACAACACATCTGGACTCAACAACGCCACCAACGGGTTCCTGCCGCTCAAGTTTTTCTTCTGCAAGGACTGGAACGTGTCGATGCCTCTTGTGGCTCTCCAGTACCACGACATCGAGCTTCGCATCACGTGGAGCACGAACCTGGGTACGACGCTGACACTGACGGGTCTGCCTGCACCCGCGGCACACTCCACGTTCCAGTATGAGGCCTGGACCAACTTCGTCTACCTGGACCAGGCGGAGCGTGAGTACTTTGCCAACACGCCCATGGACCTGCTGATCACCCAGATGAACCGAATCCCCATCGCGACCACCAACATGCAAGAGTTGGCTCTGGCTCACCCCATCAAGTTCCTGGCGTTCCAGTCCAACAACTATTCGACGGCGTACTCTCTTGGTGCTACCCAGGTCCCAGCCATCAACTACCAGTTCAAGACACAGATTAACGGCGTGGACATTGGTGACACGCGCTCCATGTTCCAGTGGATCGATGTTCCCCAGTACTACCACACGCCTTTCGGCTACAACCACAACAACGCGACTGCCAACGTCGCACTGATTTCCTACTGTCTGGACACGTCAAAGCTTCAGCCGACTGGCACGCTGAACTTTTCACGCATCGATACGTTCCGTATCGTCGCACCCGCTGGTGTCTCACTGAGCACACTGGCTGGCGGCAACGGTCGCTTCTTTTACGCAATGAACTATAACGTCCTGCGCATTAAAGACGGAATGGGAGGCTTGCTGTATTCGAACTAGATTGTTTCTTCTACTTCTTCGGTGGTGGTTTGGCGAATTTGTGGATTATGAAAAAAATAACAGCCGCGATGAATGCGGTGGCGAGCATGCCCGTCGCTGACAGGTTACCCGTGTCGCTCATAAATTTAGGAATAAGATCCGCCAATTTGTTCTGAATCGGCTTGGAGAATGCAGCGACTGCGGCAATGCCTGCGATAGCTGCGTTCAACTGGTCGTCAGTCAGACCAAATGGGTTCTTTGAAGAGGATGAAGGAGCTGGGCCTGCGGACGCATTGTCCAGGCTCAGCCCAGAGACTCTGTTGTTCTGTGGGTTTTTGTATGGACCGCCACCACCCATTGATGGACCCATGTCGAAATCAGCACTTGGAACAACGTCGGAAATTGCCGTAGAGAAATCCATTTCTATTTGAGGAGGTTTTATTTCGGGTTTAAATAACTCGCGCTGTTCAATCGCGCGCGTCTGGTACACCGGCTGAAGTTCATCCGGGACACCAAATGAACTCTGGTGCTGGACCGGAGGCTGCATGGGTTCCACCTGAGGAATGTACTGCAGGATGTCGCTCGATCCGTTGAAATCGAGATTCTCGATAATCATCTCTACTGTTTCCAGTGAAATCTTTTAGGGAACGGGGGCGCAATCAGTCCAAGGGGGAGACACGAAGTGTCTCTGGTTGTCCGCCGCGAAGCAGTGACAGTGTCTCCACCTGCGGTGGAGACGGGTTTAGACCTTTTTGATGGTGACACCTGGACGTCGTGCACTCCCTGCAGGTGTTCCAGACGTGATTAGGGGTGCTGAGACGTGTCGTGGGTTGTAGTTGTTCTGGTGGTACTGCCACATGGCTTCGGATCCAATCCGGAATCCTTTGCGGATAGGTGCCTTGTAATAGTAGACACAATCCTCAATCTTGTTCGATTTGCTCGTATTGTCGAGGACGAGACACTCGTAGTTTTCTGTACAGGCGTTCATCACCTGACAAAACATGTCAAACGTCGGAAAGACGCCGAAGAACGCCTTGTACAGGCGCTCGCGGTTCTGAATCACATTCTCACGGAGCACAAACACGTAATCGACGTTGGCACGCAGGTCGGGAGTCAGGTCCATACAGTATTGCATCGTCAGCAAAAAGAATATTTTCCAGTGACGCCCGTTCATGAAACATTGCCTGATGCACGTGTCTTTCATGAACGCCTTGTCGTACATACAATCGTCCAGAAGCAAAAAGGCGCTTGTTTTTCCACCCCCTGACACGATTCGCCTCTGGCGCTCAAGCACCTTTTCGATGGCGTCTCGCTTGTAATCGCCATAAATGAACAGGTCGGGGATAAACTGCTTGTAGTAGTGGTTCCCATCCTCAGTACCAGACATGACGATGCCGACGGGTAGGTGTCGCTTGTGGTACATGATGTCTGTGACGAGCGTTGACTTGCCTGTGCCGCGCTTGCCGATGAATACGCACACCTTGTCGTCGCCAATCTTGCTCGGGTCAAACTTTTTGAGCTGCAAATTGGTCATTTCCTAATGGTATACTGGGTTTTTTCCGCACGTGAAACACGCGCTGAATGTTTTCTTGTGATAGAGTAGTATGTCAGCATCACAAATTTTGCTGGCTGGACATGGTCACGAAGACCAGTGGTTGTCAGAACACCCAAACAGAACCTACTTTGAGGTCAAGTACGAGAAACCAAAAAACTTTATGGCATATTCGTACGAAGTTCCATTTGACCAGACTGCAGTGTACTACGGCGATACATCGACTTGTAGGCTTCCGACAAAAGGTGACTTTTCGAAACGATTTACCCTTCGTTCAACTTTACCGGCATTATATGAACCCTTAGGACCTGGATATGTGTATCCCTTGTACACAGACCAGGTGTATGGTGCCGTGTACATCCCAAATGGAACCGTCGCTATCCAGCCCGGGGATTTTGTCGGATACTTTAACACACAGTTCCAGATTGCATGGACGACAAATTTCGTAGGAACAGCCAACATAGACGTGGCGTACGACGCTTCACTTATCAAGTTTGTGTTCACATCGACAGTGTACGATTACATTTATTTCCCAGATGACATGAGCGGTGTTTTTTGGGGGTTTGATCCACGGTCGTTTGATTTTGTGACAACAGGGGGGTTCAAGGCGTACAGATTTGTGAATGGTGTCATTACAGCTCCATTTACACTCTATCAGGCGGGGTGGATCCGAGGGTTCACACCACCCCCTGACGTCGGGTTTTCATACGTCGATTCAGTCGCATGTAGGCTCGTCAAGAGCGCGACGCTTCTCATCGGTGGTCAGACGATTGATAAACTCACGAGTGAAAGACTCATCATCGAGGATGACCTCGGCGTCGCCTATGAAAATCAGGCAGGTCTTACGATTCTGGAAGGCAAAAATGACACGTCACCAGTGTATGCACCGAGAGAATACTATACGCGTTTGACATTTAACACCGACAAACTGAACATGAAAGCACTTTACAATCAGGATGTCCGAATCGACATTGAGTATGAAAAATTTGAAAATCTTCCTTCGAATTTAATCACAACAAACGGGTTTTTAGATGGAGCTTCGTATGTAACATCAAACCTTCAAGCTATTACAGCTGATGGTATAAATAATTTCAATGTACAGTCGGTTATCGGCTGGAAAAACTACGTCATCATGGGTCCATTGCAGTCTGATTCTTCATTTCGATTTTATAACGAAGATACCGGAACATTTTATAAATGGACGCCGGGAGGTGCTTACAGTGGTTCGTTTATAACTGTAAACGGCGGAACCATATACAGATCAGCAGGTCCGTATCTCAAAAGAGCAGATTTAAATACCGTGCTTGCAGCGAGCACAACCCCATGGACGACGAGTACGGTAGGTGTTTTTTCTGTATTTCCAGTCATCCCATATGGCGATGCAAATAACACAATTATTACTGTACTCAGTGACGCTCGCTACGTGTACTTGCAATATGCAGTAAATTATTATATCATTGGGTCAACGTTTACGAGTTTGGTGAGCGGTACAGTTGATGGAACGCAAACAATATGGACCGTTACATATCGGTTTTACAATAAAACAGCTCCGTTGTCTCCAGCTGACCAAGCAGCTCTACAAACATTCTGGGCTACATATGGGTCAACTACATCTGTTGCCGGTCCAACTATATTTCCATCGAGCAGCGTAATTTCTTCAATGACGCAAGTTGGTTTAAATGTCACTGTCGTTGGAACGTTGACGTATGCAACTGCTACACTCACAGGTGCCGCACATATACCAGCAATTAATCTTCATAGTAATTTAATATGGCTACAATATGATTCGACTGGCGATTTTAACTCATCGGCTTCATATCAAATTATTCTTTTACCTTCAGGTCCCGCCACAGGCTCCCCGATATCTGTGAAAGATGCTTTTCCTGGTATTTTTGATGCACAACAACTTACAAATACGAATTATTACTTCAAGCCTGTATTCGATGGTCGATATATCTATTTTGCAACAGTATCTCCATACATAGCACAGTGGGATACACTTAGCGGCGGATATCTATTTACAGACGCTGGTACATTTTCTCCAAATCCACTGTACAACTCCTTGATGTTATCTGATGGGAGATACCTATACATGGGTTCAAGTTCTGTACGTGGTTCAAATGGAACCTTTTCACGATATGACACCACACTATCAATTTTTCAACAATCGTCTTGGGAATATTTCACAGGAGATACGTTAATTCGTGCGAATGATTTTGAATTTAGTCAAGCTGTTGGTTTTGATGGTAAATATATGTATTTTTTCACAAACTTTGTTGAACAAAGCGCCATCTTTCCAATTACTGATTTTTCAAGAGTGACAACATGGCACAAATATGATACAACAAAACCTTTTAATGATGTAAATTCTTGGGAATGGATTGACTTTCGCCCAGATGGAACAATTAACGCTTCAGATGGTTCTCATCCAAACATATCACTTCTTACTCACCGTACAAATGTTCTTAATACAGATCCGACATATAGACTTACAATACAAGGTATGAGGTTTGTCGTAGGTTCAAGATATATTTACATTGTAGAATTCGATGACTCGCCTGATCCAAACGCGACATATCAAGATTTTATTCAGTATAATCCTTTGACAATGGCGGGAACACTCGCGTCAAGCATGATTATCAAGTATGAAACCTTTGACGAACCAGCCCCACCACGTTCACAAAACCTGTACGGTCAAACAATAGTCAATGAGTTTACGATTCTCCAGGGGCAAACAGAAGGGTCTTTTCGACTCGACGTACGTGGACCGGTTCGTGAGTTTTGGATCACGGTCGATTCTCCAGGCGTTATCAACCATGTTGTATTCCGTCTGAATAACGAAATCCTCGTCGATGACGATCAAATCATGACACGATACATTCGAGCGTTCGAAGCGCACACGAGCATGCCATCGTCGAGCAATGTCTGTGTGTACTCTGTTTCTTGGGACCCAGAGCGACTTGCACCATCTGGAACCGTGAACATGTCGCGTGTCGCTGAACAATACGTAGACGTCACGTTGGTATCAGCAGCCCCCTCGAATGTAAAACTTCAAGTGTTCTCTAAAGTGTTCAATCTTCTCGCCATCCAAGGCGGAATCGGCGGACTTATTTTCGACTCGTAAAGTAGAAGAGGAATGGATTCCTCGACAGGCCCACCGGCTCAGTTTTCACACCAGGTGACACGCCTTCAATTCCCAAAAGATGTTCACTTTGGCGATGACATTTCGATATGGATCGCCAAAGTGGGTGACGTGGCTCTTGGCAACATGTACCTCCGGGTCGATTGGCCCGTCGCAGCTTCAGTCGACGATTCGACAGGCACGCGCATGATTGAGTTTGTCGAACTCCGGTACGAGAATGACCTCCTCGAGCGTCACTACGGCGAATCGCTCGAACTCATGAATGATCTCACCGTCACGACTGGGAAGCAACCGGTTCTGACGACACTCGTCGGCAAGGGTCTGACGAGTAATCTGTCGGCGTACTACATTCGCATGCCTTTTCGGCTCAATTTGCCCCTGTGTGCACTCGATAAAGCACCGGTGTTTCGTGTCAAGTTTCGAGCCAGTCAAGAGTTTTCAACCCTAAATTGGACAGCAGCTATCAATGTCAATCTGTTTGTCGATTACGTGTACGTGACCAAAGCCGAACGTGACTATTTCAAAACAGCAAAGATCGATTACCTTACCCATACGATTCAGAGTCTACAGTTTACAGTAGGTGCAAACATCACAAAGTCGTCATTCCTGACTGAGTTTACACGACCGGTCAAGGAACTGTATTGGGTTATCCAGACGGACGGATCAGCCGCCTATGACTATACGAACATCGGAGCCGAACAGCTCGTTTCGTTGCGTCTCCAGTTTAACGGCGTCGACGTCATCCCTGTCGAGATTGGAACACCTCTGTTCCTTCGAACAATTCAGGGGCTTGAGAATCACACACGTGTACCTGATCGGCAGTTTTACATGTACACATTCGCACTGGACCCCGAACACCCGACGCAACCCACTGGATCCGTGAACATGTCCACAATGACACGCCAGATGCACACACTCGAACTGTCATCGTGTGCATATTCACGCCAGATTCGGGTCTACGCCGTGACGCACAACGTCGTTCGGATTGCAGACGGTGCGGCAACGTCACTGTTTGATACAGTTCAGGAAGGTGGTACTACACTAGCTGGACTTGGAGAGTTAAGCACCCTTCCTACTGCAGGGAGCGCTCAATGGGCGACGCGTATTGGAGGTATAGGTGATGAGATTGGGAGCGAAATTTCAGTAGACGGTTCTGGAAATTCGTACGTCGTAGGGATTTATGGTCCTAATCCTGCTACAATTTATAATGCAGATGGAACTACATTTGGAACTTTGGTAAACAGTGGTTCTTTTGACGTCTATATAGTAAAGTATAACAAGGCTGGAACCGCTCAATGGGCGACGCGTATTGCTGGTTCAACTGTAGACGCTGGGTATGGTATTTCAGTTGACGATTCTGGAAATTCGTACGTCACGGGGTATTATGATTCTAATCCGGTTACAATTTACAATTCAGATGGAAGTACGTTTGGAACTTTGGTAAACAGTGGTTTTAGTGACACCTTTATAGTCAAGTATAACACGTCTGGAACTGCTCAATGGGCGACGCGTATTGCTGATGCAATTATCGAGTATGGATACGGTATTTCAGTTGACGATTCTGGAAATGTGTACGTCACGGGAACCTATGGTGCTAATCCGGCTACAATTTACAACGCAGATGGAAGTACGTTTGGAACTTTGGTAAACAGTGGTTCTGTTGACGTCTTTGTAGTCAAATATAACACGTCTGGAACAGCTCAATGGGCGACGCGTATTGCTGGTTCAACTATTGATATTGGATACGGTATTTCAGTTGATAGAGATGGAAATGTGTACGTCACCGGGTATTATAATTCTATTATTCTTACAATTTATAACGCAGATACGAGTACGTTTGGAATTTTGCCAAACAGTGGTTCTTATGACGCCTTTATAGTAAAGTATAACACGTCTGGAACCGCTCAATGGGCGACGCATATTGGTGGTACAGGTAACGACCCTGGGTATGATATTTCAGTTGATAGAGCTGGAAATTCTTACGTCACGGGGTACTATGGTTCTAATCCGGTTACAATTTACAATGCAGGTGGAAGTACATTTGGAACTTTGTTGAATTCTGGAATTAATAATGCCTATATAGTCAAGTATAATACATATGGAATAGCTCAATGGGCGACACGTATTGCTGGTTCAGGTAACGTCACTGGGGACGGTATTTCAGTTGACGGTTCTGGAAATTCGTACGTCACGGGAGCATATGATTCTAATATGGTTACAATTTATAACGCAGATGGAAGTACGTTTGAAACGTTGACAAACAGTGGTTTTTATGACGTCTTTGTAGTCAAATATAACACGTCTGGAATGGCTCAATGGGCGACGCGTATCGGAGGTACAACTAGTGATATTGGATACGGTATTTCATTTGACATTTCTGGAAATGTGTACGTCACAGGGGTTTATGAATATAATCCGGTCACAGTTTACAACGCAGATGGAAGTACGTTTGAAACTTTGACAAACAGTGGTTTTTATGACACCTTCATAGTTAAGTACTCGTCTTAAAGGCTAACAAGTACTTGTGATTAATGGAGAAATCGATAATGGACATATTTCTACCCGTGATGGAGTCGTCCGTCGTTCTCGCTGCTCACTACGCCAAGGCGACCGGGCGTGATTGTGTCGTGGCTCAGGACATGTGCTACGGGCTCATGT